GCATTAAAAAGAGAGTATTTCTACTCTCACTATTTAAGATAATATTATTTGTATCTTTTCTTCTTCTGTTATTAAACCTTTTGTTATTGCTTCATCTAATTGTTTTTCTGTTAATGATCCATTTTTATACATTTCTAATAATTTATCTTTAGTTATTCTTTCAACTTCAACAATTGGAGGTTGATCTCTTTTTAACATCGCTTGTTGTTCTTCTATACTAAGTGTATAATCATCAAATTCATTCATGTATCATCACTACTCCCTATATGTTATTTCTACTTTTGCGCTACCACTACAACCTACATAAGTTCCATAGTTACTATCATACAGTCCGAATCCTTTAATTGTTCCGTCTTTGATACACTTCAATACCGTTGAATTAGTAATATTAATACTTACATAGTCACCAGAGTAAGCTGATATTGATACTGTTGCGAAATAAGTAGGTGCTGATGGAGAACTTGGCTTACTTGAATAATTATGATATGCTAGTTTTAATGTAGAAGAACTTGACCACGAACCAAGTTGTGCCCTTTTTACTTTTAAAACTAACTTAGATATTTCTGAACATCCTTTTACCTGACCTAACTGAGAACCAAAAAACCAATAACCTCTACAGTTACCACTTCCATATCCATTTCCTTCAATTACTTGTCCGTCATTTCTCCAGCTTGAATATGTAGTTCTCCATGTGTTTCCACTTGTTGATGAATAAGTAACTTTTTTTGTTGTTACTGTTGGTTCAGTAGAAGTATTTGAACCACTGTTACTAGTTCCATCAAAAGTCGCACTATGATATTTCACTGTACCTCCACTTGATTCGTATGTATTTCCTGACGTTCCTCCAGTGTGTACACCATTACTAAGTCTTATTTGTCCACCACTTACTGCTATAAATCCATATTTATTAACTTTACCAGAACTTGAATCATCGTAAATTATACCATTTGCATTTGTTCGAAATCCGTAGTCGCAACCAACTATCGTTATACCTCGTGTGTACATACAACCAGTACTTCCACAAGCAACTCCTGCACTTTCAGTACATCCACTCGCCAAAGTTTTCGCTTCATAAACTTTCATGTTATACATTGCCATATCTGGTGAACCCATATTTAGCATACTTGCGGATACACCTGCAGCACTTTTACCAACATAAGGCATTATGATCCCTGTATTTCCCATGGAGTCATCTATTGTACCACCGTAAACTTCATGCATACAGATAGTTCTATAAACAGTATACGTTCCATATAGTGTATGACCTCCAAAGAATAATCTTAATCTACCAGTTTCAAACCAATCTGTTGATACAGTTTCAGTTATATCTGAATTTAATTGTATATTTATTGTTTTACCATTTAAATTTTTAGGTATATTTTCTAAAGCTCCACTTAATGTTTTAAATGTCGCTCCGTCATCTAATATTACTTCATCATTTTCAGTTGATTCATTGATATAAATATTCATGCTACTACCTAATGATTGTGGATAGTTAGGACTGTTTATTGATGTTTCTAGTGTTAAGTTATCACATCTAAATTCACCTTTAACATTTAAATCTTGAACTTCCATGTTGCCTTGCTGATCTAATGCAAAGTTCCCTCCGCTGTTTGATATATATCCATCTAAATTTATGTTCTTAGCTGACAATACAATCGTACTTGTTGCAATTAGATTGATGAATCCAGGAGAAAGTTGTATTTCTCCTTCATTTTCTCCATCGGTAGCAATAAGATTTAATTTCTGTACTAATATAGTTAATTCTGGTATAGCAGTTCCATCCATTAATACATTTCCATCTTCATCCTTGTATAGCCAAGGTTTTCTTCCACTATCAGTTAGTATTGCTAATATTTCATCTGTACTAGCCCCAACCATTCCATCCGATAATTCTTGAACTCTTTCTTCTAATGTTTTATTTTGTATTACTTCTGTATTTTCTTTTACATCATTATATGCTTGTGTATACTGTTCTTTTAGTTGTTCAATTTCTGTATTATCTTCTTCAGTTATCTCACCATTTTCTAGTATGCTCGTAAATATTTCTGCTAATCTATCTTTTGCGTTTTCGTAATTTTCTTTTGCTTCTTCTGTGGCATCTTGTATATCGTCAAATTCTTCATCTTCACTTTCTAAAGCTATATCGTCTTCTTCACCATTATAATCTTCCTGTTCTGTAGGCTCTGTATTGTCTACATCATCAAAGACTTCTTCAGTTTCAATAGTCTCAATTAATTCTCCGTTTTCATCTTCAATAGGAGTGTCAAACTCCTTATCTATATCAGTAATCATTGTTTAATCACTCCTTTAACCTACTCTAATTCTTCCGATAAATAATATATTTTTACTTGCTAAATCTTTTACATTTACATATCTAAATGCTCCATTTGTAACTCCAGCAGTACATTCAAGTGCTTGTAGTACTCCTTGTGAGTTTTTACCTGTCACGATAGCAGTATGAGAAATTCCCATGAATTCTGTGTTATTTACTCCATCTGCATCCATGAATAATATATCTCCTGTATTTAAGTTGCTATAATTTGTTAGGTCTGCACCATCAAGTATCCAGCCTTGCTCTACAAAATATTTTGCTATATTGGCTTCTTGCCTAATAGAAGGTAATGCCCAACAACAATTAGGATTCTTTTTATTATCAGTTTTACTATTATTTCCGTATGGACTCTTATTGTAGCTTAATCCCATTAGTACATAATTGAGAAAAGCACTGTCATCTATATGCATCTTGCCATTTGCATCTTTCCATTTACTTATATTTTCAGCAGGATTACTAAAATCAGCAGGAGTAGTATTGTTATATACAAAATTACTATTCTTGGTATAGAACCCTTTTGCATATCCAACTAGTTGTTCTGCATATTTAAATCCACTAAATTTAGAATAGCTTCCACCTTTATGAACTGCCGATACACTTCCTAAATACTTCGTATTAGCTATTTCTGTGTCTGGGTTATAATAAACCTTAATGTCATAAGTTGTATCTGCTTTAAGTATTAACTGTCCCTTCTTGCAATGAGTTCCTTGTAAATATACAAGATTACTTTGTTTATACCTTGTAGGTTCACTGTTTTTATTAGTTGTAAAAATTAATCTACTATAAAAAGAGTCATCAGGATTAGTAGGTAACTTAATCTCCAATGACTTTACTGGTTTAGTGTACTTATGAATTTTTTGAGGTTTCAATGTAACAGATACTGAAGTTGCCGTACTACTTAGAGTACCACCAGTAGCTAAACCTAGTATAGCTTTCTTATATGCTGTATAATATGTATTACAAGCATTCTTATCTTTCATTGTCCATCCGTCTGAAGTTAAGCTTGAATTTACATACTTATTATTTGCATCTGCTAAAGCACTTGGCACATTAACCATAATCACATATTTTGTTCTATTTGAAAAATCCTTCATTGCATTATTGAAATTATCTATTTGAGTATTAATTGTTTCAAAGTTACTACCATATTGACTGTTTACATGGTATTCCTTTGCAATAAAAATAGGCTTCTTAGGATATTTCGCCATTAAAGCCTTAATAAGAGATTTATAATTCTCTATTCCTTCATCGCTTAGATCATTAATTCCAAAGTGTAAAAATACATGACTAACTGTCTTAGGATATGAGTCATCATCATTTATATCATTTATAGTTACATCAGTTATTAATGTGTTGTCATCATAAAAATCATTAGGTTTAGCACTACTTAAACCTTTTAAGTTAACTTCATTAGTTTCAATAACTTTTGTTACAGTAGTTGTAGTAGTTGTAGTAGTTGTTTTTGCTTCAGAGTCTTTTTTTGCTAAGTCATAAGGTCTTAATATAAAACAATAATTCCATAATCGGTAATCTTTTATTCTAAATATATTATTATATGCATCAAAACTCTCATATCTAATTGCTTCTGGATGATATGCCCACTTACTAGCATGAGCCAACATATGTTTACCATTTACTTTTCCACAATATATTGCTGTATGATGTGTGAATTTATATGACATAGCTTGACTTCTTGTTAATGAAGAAGGACATTTATTATTGCAAAACATTATGATATCACCTGGAATAGCATCATTTATTGAAGTTTTAGTCAATTTAAACATCTTATAGCCACTCTTTTTAGTAGCACTTTCAACTAAAGTACCAGCTTGACAACTTCCAGCATAAGCAGATTTTAAGCCAGCATTTAAATACGAACAAGATACTAAACTACTGCAATCATATACATATGGATTAGTCATTCCATAGTGTCGACCATGCCATCTAACTCTTTTTGTGTCATCTACAGTCCTTGGAGTTTGATTATATGTTGCTTTTTTATATTTAACATGAAGATTAACTATTTCTTTAGCTTTTGCTACAATATTATTTCTAACAGAAGTTGCTACACCTGTTTTTGTTGTTGTATTACTTGTAACAGTTGTAGTAGAAGTTTTATTAGCTCCATAGCCTTTCTTTTTACCTTTACTATCAATAACGTAAGGTAGTTGACCGTTAACTGATTTATACCATCTAAGATATCCTTCTATATTCCACCAAGTACCCATGTGCTTTTGAGACACATATGTTTTTCTAAGACTTGCCCAAGGTGCTTTAAGTGTTTCAAGTTCTTTGAAATATGCCGATTGAACTTTACTACTTTGCGCAGTATATCCAAATTTATCTTTGAATGTATACCCATTCTTTTGTGCTACATACTTACATACAACCCAATCTGCACCATATAAGCCAAAATTATATCCCATTAGTGAAGCAAATATATTATATTTAAATCTCACTAATGATTTTCTAAGTTCATGGCAACCGAACATAATTTGATTGCTTATACCTTTATTGACTTTAACACCATTTAGAGTTGTAGTTCCTCCTGGCTTCATAGTACTATAACTAGGTGTAAATGACTTAGTGCTTCCATCAAGAAACTTTATAGTTTGTTTATGTCCAAAGTATGCTGCTCTTTCACATTGCATTATTCCATATCCACCTGCACTACTTTTTGTAGCACAATACGGATTACCTGAACTTTCTGCCATGATAACTGCATATACAAGATACGGATCTAATCCAAACTTCTTACTCCAATAAGTGACTATAGTTGAAATTTTATACTTATTAGATTTACTAATTAATTTACTCAGTGAACTTGAATTTGCATATTTACCTAAATCAAATTTTTCATAGTATTTTACTGCATTCTTATATTCAGTTGCACTCGCACTACTACTTGATGTTGTAGTTGTATTTTCAGTTTTTGTAGTTGTAATAGTTGCACATTTATTCTTTTTAATGCCATATATACGATTATCTCCTAACCACAAACCACCGTCTATTTTACTAAGCTTAATAGCACGATAATCTTCACTATCTTCAGCTATTTCTGTTTTTTCTATAACAGTATCTTCAAGTGCATCCTCATATTTTTTAAGCAGTTTTTCAATTTCTTCTGATTGTATATCAAGACTAGCTAAGTATTCTCTTATTCTATCAATATCAGACTGTGTTAATTTTCCTGTGAACCCAGTTAAATCATTTATTATATCTTCTTTGCTCCAATTTCTTATCTTGCTTTTTACTTCTTTATAATTAGCAAATGTTATTTCATTTTTACTTGAATTACTAAATGATAGTTTTAATGTATTTATTCTTGCTTCTTGTAATATTTCAGGTTCAAAGTTTTTGCTAATTACATATACTGTATCGCCTATATTTATATAGTTATAATCATCTTCAGTTAATATGACTTTAGTTTCAAATTTAATTTTTCCTTTTTTTACTTCTTGAAGTTTATAATAAGTTTCCCATAATAAATCTATTGGAGTAGTTGATTCACCTTTGAAGTTTCCGATAATCGTTTCTTCTCCGTCTTCTACATCCAATAGAAAATCATCGCCCTCATCTTTATCCAAAGGGAATCCTTTTTCTTTCTCCCAACGTATATCTTTGAAAGTTATTCCATTGGCACCTTCAGCTATTAATCCGTTACATTTATCTGATATGTCAACCTCTCTTGTTAATGATGATATATTTTTGCCGTCCTCAAATCTTCTATAAGTTTTATTTCCACGTTCACCATCTGCATAAACATGAAGTAAAAATTTATATTTACCTTTTAATGAGTTTACAACTTTCACTTCAAATTCATATTCTATATTTCCAAATAAATTTATTATATTTTGTAATGTAGTATATATTGAAGTTCTTTCTTTCACGTTAACGGTCTGTATATTATTTTCAAGAGTTTCAGATATATAGCCTATTTCATAATCAGTGTCAACCATTACTGTATTTAGTACTTTCTTTATGTTACCTTCTATTATAACTGGTCTTATAAAGCCGTTTCTTAGATTTATTCCGATAAACTCACTATAAAGTGTTTTTACAATACCATTTCCGAATTTTTTATCTGTACATTTTTTGATTTGAAACATCTTGTATTTATTGTTCATAGAAAAAAGAAGATAATAACCTTCTTTTATAAAGTTATTATCTCCGTTTTGGACAAAAGACAATTCTAATGTTTCTGCGCCAGTATTTAATTCAGAGTAATATGTATCGTTTGAAAATATGTTTTTACCTTTTGCGTTAAATATTGAGACTAGCATTTTATTTTCATCTAGCACAAAAATTCTATCTACTAACATTAGTAATCACTCCCTATCCATTTTTCTTTTATAACTGCACTTGTTACGTTATCCGTGTCAT